ACCTTCTTTGAATTCTGGGTGCATATGATATTTAAAACTATCAATGATACTCTTCAAATCATTTGCCTCTCCAGCATTTCTAGGGAAGAATTTAAATTCAAAAGTAAAAGTTCTAAATCCCATACCCTTAAACATTACTTCCATATGATTGTTTTGGGCACGATTCATAGCAATATCAGCCGCCGCCTCAGCACCAGCGACACCAAGCGCATTGCCAGCCATTCCAGCGGCATTTGATATGACCTGCGATTTGCCTGCATTAAATGCTTGAATTGCGGCAGCGCCAGATGCGCCTTGTTGCATGAAAGGTTTCAATAGAGTTGAAATTTGAGTCTCTTCATAGTTAGCAGTAAATTGAGTCTGCATTGCTTGAGGAAGATACAAACGACAAGAACCCTGAGAGAATGAAAACAACGAGCCAGCCGCCGCAGAATTTGGGTCGTACTGTACGCCTGGACTTAACAGCGCAGTGAATGTGATTGCAGGACCAGTACCATCCGCAGGAAACACCTTATTCGAAGTTCCGAATATGCTCCCTGCCAACGCACCAAGAGGTCCACCCAAACCCCCAAATGATATTGAAATTCCCATTTGTTATTTTCCTCGTGAGATAAATATGTATATACTTTACCCTACTATTTATAAGGATAATACAAGTGGCATACAAAGGTAAATACAAACCGTCAAACCCATCAAAGTATCGAGGAGATGTAACGAAGGTTATATACCGTTCATTATGGGAGAGAAAGTTTATGGACTATTGTGACAAGAATAATAACGTACTTGAGTGGGCAAGCGAAGAAATTATCATCCCGTATGTTGACCCAACCTCGGGTAAGCAAAGAAAATACTTTCCCGACTTTTGGGTAAAGTATATAAACAAACAAGGTGTGACTAAGTGTATGTTGGTTGAAGTTAAACCAAAGAAACAACTTAAAGAACCAGATTCATCTAAAAAGAATAACACACCTACGGGTCGTTTGTCAACCAAATATGTGCGAGAAGTAAAAACATATGCTGTAAATCAAGCAAAGTTCAAAGCCGCAAAAGAATTCTGTTTAGACAGAAAGTGGGATTGGCAAATACTTACTGAAGACCATCTGACGTAAGTTGTATAAATAGATATAGTAATATTTATAACAGGAATTAATAGGTATGGCAACTGCATACGTCTTTGATGACATTCTACTGCAAGGGGTTCGTTCTGGTCAAGTGCCGGCGAGAACTCGTGCGGCTAGGGATTGGTACAGAGCAAAAGCAAAAGAGACTACAACTGCTACCCAAACAAAACTTATTAGTGATAAAGAACGGTTGAGAACAAAACTGCTTCCTGGGACTATGGTGTTCTTTACATACGACCCAAAGACAAAAGCGAAACTCCCATTCTATGATAGGTTTCCATTGACAGTTATTGTTGATGTTACGAGTGATGGATTCACTGGTCTAAATTTGCATTATCTTCCCTATGTTCAAAGAGCGAAGTTAATGGATGCATTGTATACGATTTCTTCAAATAAGAAGTTTGATGAGACAACAAGAATTCGTGCAACATACAAGACACTACAGGGTGCGGCAAAATTCGCATCATTCAAACCGTGCTTTAAGCGATATCTAAATGGTCATCTTAGAAGTAGATTTCTATATGTAAACCCATCAGAATGGGACATTGCACTATTTTTACCTGTAGAAAATTTCAAGAAATCTGGCAAGAGTAAAGTCTGGGCTGATAGTCTGTCAAAGGTATAGGATGAATAAAAATGGACATAGATAACTTTAAATCATCAGTTGGTTCAATGGGACTTCAAAAGTCTTCTCATTATATGGTTGAGATGTATCCTCCTGCAGGTCTTGCTGTTCCTCGAGGCAACATTAGTGCCCACACATTTGTTAAAGACGTATCTCTGCCAGGCAGAAACATTTCAACGTCTGAAGTCAAATACGGTTCATTGCCTACAATGAAACAAGCATACAACTCTATTCCAAACGACTGTAGTGCTACATTCATGGCTGATGGTAATATGGAGTTGTGGAGATTTTTTCAGGAGTGGCAGAATAAAATTCACGACCCGATGACAGGCTATGTCGGCTACCCTGACGACTACAAGGGTCTAGTTAAAATTAAAACTATGAACACGCTAGGTGAAGTTACTCATGAGCAAGCACTATATGATGCATTCCCCGAAAATGTCGGAGACATTAGTTTGTCTTACGGAGCAGAAGAGATTGCGACATTCTCAGTAACATTCGCATATACAAGAACTGAGGCTGGTGGAAGCCCGACTTTTGGTGGAGGAATCTCATCAGCCCTTGGTGGTTTACTTGGTGGTGGAATCTCTATTAAGGTCGGTCCTGTAAACATAAGAATCCCTTTACGTTTCTAATATATAGTATGTACTAAATTATTTTTAAAATGGAGTTATAAAAAATGGCGTTACCTAAAATTGATTTGCCACTGTATACAACTGAAATCCCAACAACTGGAAAGACAGTTTCATACAGACCCTTCTTAGTTAAAGAAGAAAAAATTCTACTTATGGCTTTAGAGAGCGGTGAAGAAGAAAACATTCATAATGCAACACTTCAAATTATACAAAACTGTGTACCTGAAGTTGACATTGACAAATTAGCATCGTTTGATACTGAGTGGTTGTTTCTACAAATTCGTAGACGCAGTATCGGTGAAAAGACTACATTGCGATTTAGACACAAGGATGGGATGAACTCAAAAGGTGTTCAGTGTAAAGCAGTTATGTCAGTTGAAGTTGATTTGGCTGAAGTCGAAATGCTAGGGCAGATTAAACCTCCAGTGATTCAGTTGACTGATGACATTGGTATGAAGATGAGATATCCTACAATTAAAGAGACGATTGATATTTCTAAAGAAGGTGGCGGGAAAGTTGAGAGAACTTTACATACAATTGCAAAATGCATTGATGTTATCTTTGATGGTGATGATATCTTCCCGGCAAAAAATAGTAGCGAAGAAGAACTTTTAGAATTCTTAGATAATTTGAATAGTGAACAGTTCCAATTGATACAAAAATTTATTTCTGAAATTCCTAAACTGCATAAGACAGTTAAGCATAAGTGTGAAACGTGTCAGGATGTAATTGTACATGAGGTGGAAGGGCTATCAAGTTTTTTCGGATAATGCTGGACCATAATAAGTTGAAAAACTTATACGAAACGAATTTTGCTATGGTTCAGCATCACAAATACTCTCTAACTGAAATTGAAAATATGATGCCTTGGGAAAGAGAAGTGTATGTGGGTATGCTGGTAAATTATGTACAAGAACAAAATGATAGAATTCGAGAGCGGAATGCAAAAAGAAAATAACAAATAGAGAGAACTACAAATGGCTATGAATTCCAATGACGCTTTGAGTGCATCAATCAATAAACTCAGAGACGATAACTTTAAACAATTCGCATCAGAGTCCGAGAAGCGCACTAAAGATATGCTTTCTCGTATGGATAGTCTTGGGAAACAGGTCGGTACTGAAAACCAGCAGTACATGGATGCTCTTAAATCCACCATCAGTGCTTCTGGTAAGTTAAGTGCAAGTCAACTAAAAGAAAGTTTGCAGGGTATTAAGGACATCGAAAATGTTCTTAAAGCCCAAACTGATATTGCAGAAAAAGATAGACAGATTCTATTATCTGCGGCGGATGTTGCAAAGAAGCAGATAAACAGTAAAACTCAGAATAAGATATTAGGGAAAATTCAAGAAACTATATCACAAAACGCAGTAGATATTACTTCTGTTGTTGGTGGTCTTGCAGGCAATAGTCCTGCCGTTATGTTTGCGACAAAATATGTGTTAGATAAACGCAAGCAAATGAAAGAAGAGAAGCAGGCTAGAAAAAAAGCAATGGCTGAAGAGTCACTTGAGCGCCTAGAATCTCTTGCCGCGGCAAAACAAAATAGTAAAAATTCTAAAGCAGAAGCAGAAGTCCTTAGTGCAAAGTCTAGTCCAACTATGGGGTCTGGTTCAGATTCTGGTAGTATGGGTGGGCTATCTGAACTAGTAGTCTGGAATGAACTTCAGGCAGAAGAACTTGAAAAGATTCGTATTGGTATTGATAGAGCATTTAAAGTTGATGCATTATCAAATTCAAATGATGAAGAAAATCGCAGAGAAGGTGTCCGCCAACAAGAAAAAATGATTGATGCTATCGAAGGCATTAAAATTGATGGTGGTGGCAAGAAAGACACAGAAGAAGAAGGTGGTGGTCTACTAAGCGGTCTGACTAGTCTATTGGGCGCTGGCGCTGGTGGACTTGGAGGAGCAATCGGTGGACTAACAGGTTCTCTACTCGGTTCAGGTGGTTTGAAAGGTGTTATTAGCAGACTAGCAGGTGCCGCTGGTCCGATTGCGGCAGTTGCAGTCGGTGGTGGTATGATTGCAAAAGATGTTTATGACATGGCTGCCGCCGCACTTGATAATGATATCACAACTGAGATTGAAGGTAAAGACATGGGTGGTGCCATCGGTGGCGCACTACTCGGAACAGTCGGTGCTTTCGTTGGTGGTCCTTTGGGTGCTGGTCTCGGTATGGCACTAGGTAATATGGTTGGTGGATTCATCGGTGACCAAATTGCCCCATCATATCAAGCAGTACTTACAGAATCACAAGCAAAAATTGCGGCATCAAAAGACGCACTTTCTGCATCAATGACTACAATTCAACAATTGTATGATAGTGGTGCAATTAGTAAGGCAGAGTACGACCAGCAGGCGGCTGTGATTCAATCACAACAGTTGTTGAACGACCAACATGCGGCAGAAGCGGCAGAAGTTGAAAGACTGAACCAGACTCGACTAGAGAAGGGTAGACAGTATAACGACCTTAACGCAACTATTCAACGTATGGAAGACCAGGGTCTCACAGTTTCTGGCAGTATGTACGCAACACTAGAACAATTAGAAACCCAGTATGATGCGACAAATGGTGCATTTGAAGATGCGGCTGCCGCACTACAAGCAAAAGTAGACCCATCATATTGGCAGACTATTAGCAGTACTGTTATGGATACTTGGAATAGTCTATCCGATGCAGGTGCCGCGGCGTTTGGTGTAATGAAAGGTGCATTCGAGAGTGCAAAGGGTTGGTTTGCTGATAAGATTTCAGGATTAGATGAAGCATTCGGAATCTCTCAGGCTGTTTCTGACTCTGTGGCGTATGTCGAAGGTAAAGCGGCGGCACTTGCAGAATCCGTCAGTGACGGTCTTTCTGTCGCTGGTGAAGTTGTTGGGGACGCAATTGCTCCAGCAATTGAACGTGCTGGTGAGTTTGTTGAAGCAGGACAAGAAGCAGTTTCTGATGCTGTTGAAGCAGGCATCCAGGCAATGGGTCTTGAAGATGAAGTCGAATTTGTCGGTGACCAACTTGACAAAGCAGGCGAAGCAATTCAAGAAGTTGGTGATGAGATTAGTGGTGCCATCGGTGACATGGTTGAAGGTGTTTCTGGTTGGTGGGATTCTTGGTGGGGTGATGGTCCAGAGCCTGCGCCACTAGATAGAGGCGCAGGACTAATGCGTTCAACAGGTAGTCATGCTGAAATGGCAGTTGCTACAGGTGATGCTGGAACTCGTAGAAATGCACTAGTTGCTCAAATGGATGCTTCAGGTATTACTAGCCCACAAGAACGTGCGGCAATCATGGCGCAAGCAGACCACGAATCTGCTGGATTCACAAGAACTGAAGAGAACTTTAACTACTCAGGTAAAAGATTATTTGAACTATATGGTGCAGGTAACTCATACGGAAACAAAGTACGTTTCAATTCACAACAAGAAGCAGAAGGACTAGTATCTCAAGGACAGAGTGCAGTTGGTGATGTTATCTATGGTGGACGTATGGGCAACGACACAGAAGGTGATGGATTCAAGTACAGAGGTAGGGGCGCTTTCCAATTAACAGGTAAAGCAAACTACAAAAAGTACGGAGACATGATTGGTGTTGACCTAGTTGCAAATCCAGAACTTGTGAATGACCCAGAGATTGGTGCAAAAGTCGCAGTCGCATACTATCAAGACCGTGTGTCTGGTAGAGGTATTGAGGGTGGCGACATTGATGCAGTATCCAGAGCAGTTAATGGTGGTAGTGTTGGACTAGGGGACAGAAGAGAACTATACTCTCAGTATCTTGCAAGTGGTGTACCTGCGGCTGAAATGGTTCCAGGTGCTGGCGGTTCTGGTGCGGCATTAGCAGATATTGCTACAACTAATGAAGAACTACTCGCAGAACAACAGCAAGGCACTGGTTCTGGTAACCCTATTATTATGAATGCAAACAGTTCTACTGTAGCATCTTCATCAAACAACACAACAACTTCATCTTCATCTACGCAACACTTGTCGCCAGAAGAAGCGGCGTTGATATACGGATAACAAAAAGGGGGCAATCAAGCCCCCTCTTCTTTTTACAAATCAGATTCTATATTAATCATCTTCTGCCAATTTGGCAAAGTATGACATAGTATCTTCTTCATCATCGCTATCTACTGAAACACTCTCCGCCGTCTTTGCAGTCGGTTTAGATGCTTCAGGCGCTTCTTTAAACGCTGGCTTGTATGATGTAACAGCAGGTCCATCATCAACAGCACTTGCACTTGCTTGTCCAGATACACCAAGAACTTTGTTCAAACGTGCTGTTAGTTCTGCATACGACTTGAAGTTCTTAGGGTCAACAAATTCAACAAGTGAATGCTGTTTTTTCCAAAGTGTTTCAAGAGCATCGTCATCACCATCAAGCAAAGCAGTTGAACTATCAAACTCTGACTTGTCATAGTTACGATAACCTTCTACCTGACGAATTTTCAATTTGAAGTTTGCGCCTTCCCAGAAATCAAATGGGTTGACTGGACTCTCATCTTCAAACTGCGGATTCATCGCTTCAGTAATCTTATCAAAGATTTTCTTACCGAACTGATACAAGAAGACCTGACCTTCATTCTCTGGACGCTTAGGGTCACTGACAACCATGATGTTGGCAATGTACTTCAAGCGGCGTTTTTGCTTACGAGCAATTTCTTTGTTCGCTTCAACGCCAGAGTTCCAAAGTTTAGAGTTGTACTCAGATACGGGGTCTTGTCCACCGATTGTCGTTAGGGAGTTTTCAATGTACCAACCACCTGGTCCTTGGAAGCCATGGTCGAATACACGAACCCATGGTAGGTCTTCACCTTCTGGTGCTGGTAGGAAGCGAATGACTGCAAAGCCGTTGCCTGCTTTATCGACTTCTGGTTTCCAGAAACGGTCTTCACTTTGACCACCTGATTGTGGTGATGCTTGTTTCTCTAGTTCAGATGCAAGTTTTGCAAAGTTGCCAGAGGATTTTTTGAGGGATGCAAAAGACATAGTATTTTCCTTTAAGAGTTATATTGCTGTATAGCAGTTTTTGTTTTCATCGTATCCACATTATCATAATATACAAGTGTATTTATAACACAAAAATTATGGTTTGTCAAGTGAAAACTTCCTTCATCAACGATTTAATTTTGCTAACATCTACATTAACAAAACCTTCATACTTCTTTATACGCTTACGAACAATCGGGTAGAAGATATCATCCTCTACATTCTTATCCCAACGAGCAAAGAAGTTTAACACCCTATCCATTGCAACGAGTGTTTCAACTTGAATTAAATCTTCTTGTTGAAACTGCAACAGTAGGGGCAACTCATTGTCTCTCACCGCAAACAACTCATCAAATGTTACATTGTTGTTGTCTAGGTAAGAGACAATATTAGATAGGTCCGACTTGACTAGATATGTCATTGACTGTTGCTTTTTTTGAAAGCGTTTATACACTTCAATGTATTTCTCATCAAGTAGGTTACCCACCCAAATCTTTTCATTCTCAAAGAAGTTCGCAACGAGAAAGTATTTCAACTCCTCGTCATCAAACCTCTTGCCCAACTTAGTGAAGAAGAATTTGTCTTTACGACCTAGAAAACTCTTCTCACTTGCCGATACCTTTCCATTATACTTGATGTAATCATAACTGTCAAGGGAAAAATGGTTTTTAATTGCAAGATATTGTCGATAGGCTTCGAATCCAGTCATAGCGGTAATGTGCTTATCCTCGGTAAATAGTTCATCTCACGATATTCATTCTCAAGATACATTTTAGTTTTCGCATCAATGTACTTTGCGATATCATCATACTCAAGTTCGTTTTCTTCACACAGTAGACAGACAGCATCAATATACGGCATGTTCTCTTCCGAGACAAGCACTTTAAGTTTCAGATTGAAATCTTCAATGTTCATTTTAGTTTGAATTTCTACGGTGTTGTCCATTTATGTCCTCCATGTAAGAATGTTCTTGTACGCACCTTTTTTGGGGGATGCACTACGCAGTTTAGGGTTTTTAATATCTTCATCAGACGCATAATAGTTGTGAGGATGCTTCTTTACTTTAGTCTGATTAGGTTTTTCAATTTCGTATTTTTCTACTTCATTCATTATATCATCCTTTCAGTTCATTGGCAAGGGGAAAAATCTTAGAAATTACTTCTGCACATGCATGAGCAATCTGCATATGTTCTTTCTGGGTACCGTTCGCACCACGCAATTCAATGTAATGAATCCACGAACGCAGGCTTCCTTGCATGTACAAACGTGATTTCGTCAAACCTTCAGGTAAGACTTTTCGTGCTTGTTCTTTTGCAATGCCCCGTTCAATCGCCTGCTCATAGACTTCTTTTGATTGGTCAATAATCCACTGTTGCTTTGCGTCCCACCAAACTTGTAAAGATATATCACCAGTCTCAATAGAGTTCTGACGATTCTCCAAGTCTTGCAAACGTGCTTCAGACTTAACAAATGCATCACCCATGCTTGCTGGGTCTGCATATCGTTGACTGAATTCTTGAAATGCAAAACTGCGGTGACGAACAATCTGGTGGGCGATATCACGAGTTGTGTCAATCTCAAGCGTGGCGTTAACCATCTCAAGTGGTGACCAGTGGGCATGTTTGATTAGATACTTAATCAACTTCCCGGAGGTTTCGTTGTTCATTTGATTCGTAGGATTTGAAACCCTAGCACAATATGCAATAAGTTCTTGCATATCATCAAGTCCAATGAATGCGTCTTTTTCGACTTGTGAATAACAGATTAATCTAACTGACATGGGTTCTCCTTAACGATAAAAAATATGTGTACCAATTTTAGTAGTACGTTTCATAGACTTTGCCCAATAAGGCGTGACGTATGTTGCATGATAATACAGGGCTCCATCAGTAATGTCAAGGAGTTTATTCTCTGTATAGAGTTCATAGATTTCCCATGCTAGGGCTTGAGACATTTGCCAGTTCTCGCCTTCGTATGGTGTGTCTTTTTTCCCATCACAGTACCAACTGAACTGGCAACGATTGCGTTTCATACCGCCGTCTTTGTTCTTTTCTCCTTGATGTACTACATCACAAATTGTAGCAGGAAATTTACTATCAAGCACACGGTTGATTGTAACATTTGCTACTGCAACTCTACCAGCAGTCTCTTCAACTCCCGCCTCATAGTAGATGTTCTTTGCAAGACACCCTACTTCTGTCAAGTCAAAAATGATATCATTTATTGGGGCTGGTTGAACTTCTGACGCTGATGATGGACTAGAAGAAAAAGAATTGACGACAAAGGCAGCCAAACTTATAAATAGTACTGAAGTAATTGCACTTTTCACGATAAAACCTTTCGTTCTTTTTTTAGTACATGTGTATAATAGCATGGTTTTTGCATCCTGTCAAGTGGTATTATGATTATTTAGTTAAAAACCCTAAAAAAGAAGAGGGATACTATAAAAATGTATGAGTGGAGGTGACCCAACAGTAACCAAATAGAAGGTGTTCAGATGAACAGAATAACAATGTCGGTAATTTTCGTAATGTCTTTGATGTCTGCTAATATAACTGCGGCAGAAGATATCAACACTAACAATGTCAACACTAACACAACAACTGTGGATAGCACAACAGACAATACGAATACAAATGTCAATACCTCGACAAATGTAAACACGAATACTAATACTAACACTAATGTGAATACTAGTACTGCAACAAATACTAATAACAACACCAATGTTAATACCAGTACTTCAACAAACACAAATAATAATACAAGTAATGTTACAAGTAACAATACAAATACAAATATTAATACCTCAAATGATACTTCAAATGCGACTATTAATAGCACAAGTAATAACACAAATACCAATAATTCAGATATAACATCTAATAATACAAATACTAACACTAATAGTAACACTAATGATACTACGGTGAATAGTACTAGCAATAACACAAATCAAAATAATAACAATAACAATAACACCTCAAAGATTGAGCAAGAGATTAAGTCCCCTCCACCTAGTGCTATTGCCCCAAACATAAGCGCAAATAATATTGACTTGTGTACTACAGGTATATCTGGTGCTGTTCAAACTCAGATTCTAGGTATTGCTGGTGGTAGTACTGTTAGGGATATGAATTGTGAAAGATTAAAGTTGTCAAAGACGCTGTATGATATGGGCATGAAAGTTGCCGCAGTATCAGTCATGTGTCAAGACGAGCGTGTATTTTCAGCAATGGAAATGGCTGGAACACCTTGCCCATTCATGGGTGACATTGGGGTTGAGGCAAAAGCGGCTTGGGAACTAATGCCCGAACTTCGTCCAGACGCTGAACAATACAGAGCAAGACAAGAGTACATTGCAGATATTCAGTCTGCGATTAAAGACGGAAAAAACCCTAATAATGTTACCAAGAAGGAACCACTAAATGTCAACAAAGATTTCTTATTTGGTTTGGGTGCTGGTGCTTTGCTTTTGCTTCTCCTCTAGCAAAGCATTCGCCGCATGGAACGACTACACATTTAATAGTGATATAGACTTTTATAAAGATTCAATTTTACAGTCGAATCCAGATTACATATTAACAGATTGGCAGTATTTCCCGTCAGATGGACTTTACCAGGACGGGGATACTACAAATGATAGTTTCTGCTTTCCTATGGATACTGGGCAGGGCGGTTACATTATTGTGTATGGTGCCAACGGCGCTTCGAATTGTTCGCAATGGTCAATGTGGAATCCAAACTATGCGAATGCGACTATGGTGAATTATTTTGATATGGTGGGCGCAGTTAAACTTGACTGTTCAAATCCATTAAATGACATGTCGTGTCCAGGTTATCAGCAAGCGTATTTTCAAATGCTATGCACAACCAATCCGTTGTATGACCAATCATGTCCCGGATATGCACAAGCATATGCAGTGTTACTTAATGAAGAGAGACTGGCAGAGCAACTTGCAAGTGCTGTTGATGATGGCACGCCAAGTAATGACGGCAATGACAACGCAGATGGAACAGACTTAACTGCGTTTATTGAACCTGTTGTAGAACAAGTGCAACAAGTTGTAGAAGACTTTTCTGGAAGTGATGATGGTAGTGTTCAAGAACAAGTTGTAGATGTAGTTGAGCAAGCGCAACAAGTCGTAGAGCAGGCAGCGGCGGTTGCTGGTGTTGCTGTAGAAGTTGCACAAGAAGCAAACGCAGTAGCAGAACAAGAGGCGACTGGTGTTGCATTGACTGATGAAAAGATTGTTGAACAGTCAGCCGCAACTTCAGAACCAAGTAAAGAAGACGGACCTTCTGCGAGAGATACAATTAACAGACTGTCAGCAATTGGTGTGCTTGGAAACTCACAGACGAATGGTGTTGGTGATGCAACTGGACTCAGTAGTTCTATTGAAGGCACTGGTGGAACAATGTCGCTAACAGGGCAAGTGCAAGACGCTAGTGCAAGTAACGGTAGCGGTGGACAGCAGAATGATGACAGTTCATCACAGTCTACAGATGGTATGGATAGTGGGTCTGTATTTGGTTCAGTTATAGATTCACCAGAAACAATGGCGAATGGTAATAGTGAACTAGAAACTCAGATGGGTTCTAATCTAAACGACATGTTTAGTGACCCTGCATTGCAATCTGATGTAGAACTGTTTTCTGGAATAGGACAAGATAAGATAGAGACATTATCTTCACGAATAATAAAAGATAGAATAAATGCATTAATAGAAGCAGACAAAGATACCTCAGTTAAAGATGCTGAAGAATTAGTTGCAGAAAGTATACAAGAATCCATTGATAATAAGTTAGATGATTTAATGACCGATGCTGGTCAAAATCAAGCGGAGATTGTTGCTCTTATGGGTATCAATATTGATTTTGATTCATACAAAAACAAAAAGATTGAAGAGATATCATTCTATACTGATGGTCAGTGGTTTCAAGAAGTTGAGATTCCACAGAATCGTAGAGCATTACGCAATGGATTAGCGCAACAGATTTTGCATGACAAAATGGTTGATGAACAGTATGAAAGTAGTGATAACTAAAATAAAAAAAGGAAAAGTAAAATGACAAATGACGTAAAAACAATTGACTCAGATGCACTTGATGGTGCAGACGCAAACGGTGACGGACACATTTCCAAAGAAGAAATGGAGATGCACTTAGAGTTCAAAAGAAAAGAAATGGAAGATGCAGATGCAATGCGTGACGCACAACGTAACATGGCATGGTTTGCTTTGTTTGGTATGTTGCTCTATCCAGCGTCTGTTGTGTTTTCTTCATTCCTAGGTCTTGAGCAAGCAAGCAAAACTCTAGGGGATATGGCACCAACATACTTCGTATCTGTTGCCGCAATCGTTGCCGCCTTCTATGCTAAAGAAGCAATGGGAACCAAGAAGTAAGGGGTAGTTTATGTTAAAAGACAATTGCCATAGAATGGCTGTACTTGCTAATACTGCTTATATGAGTAAAAAAGAAGGTACTGCAAAATACAAATCTCTGGGATATGGTACTGTAAAGTTCATTTCTATTGATGGCGCACAATGTTATATTGTCACAAATAAAGAAGAAATGGTTGTATGCTTTAGAGGAACAGAACCAAGTGAAGTCTCTGATATCAAAGCAGACCTAAATGCACTACCAAAAAAGAGTAAAGTCTCTGGGTATGTACATAAGGGATTCTTTGATGAAGTTGAAAAAGTTTGGGACAGTGTTATGGCAATTGTCAAAACAAAAACAGTGACAGCAAACTTGTTTGTCACTGGGCATTCTCTGGGTGCGGCAATGGCGACTATAGCGACTGGTAGACTTGGGTCAAGGGTTACTGCACTATACACATATGGTTCACCTAGAGCAGGAACAAAGCATTTTATAAATACAATAGATTGCCCACACTTCCGTCATGTCAATAACAATGATGTTGTTACTAAAGTGCCTCCAGCATTTATGGGATATCGTCATCACGGCACACTAGTCTATATCAACTATCATGGCGAAATTCGCAAAATGACAACATGGCAACGTATCAAAGATACATGGCGTGGTAGACTAAGAGCGTTTCAAAAAGGACAACCCTTCGACGGTGCTTACGACCATAGCATGGAACACTATGTAGAATACACGGAGAAAAATCATGGAGTTGATTGAGCGCCTCTTTGATGATACTTTGTGGATTTATACTGCTATCGCTGGGTCTTTGATTGGTGCCGCATTTCTTGCGTACTTCAAAGATACTAGAGCAGGTCTATGGTCATACGCTAAACTTGATGAATTCTTAGATATGTTAGTTGAGAGATTTGGGTGGACTTGGTTCGAACAACCAACTGATGCATGGCGTAAAAAGTATCCCTATGTAACTAAGAAGATTGATGAGTTAGAAAGACGCATCGAACAATTGGAGAAGAAAAAATGACAGATAAAAATCTGAATGATGAACTTGAAAAATTAGAAGAAAACATTGAGGGTCTGAAGAATAAAGAATTTCGTATTCTTGGTATCCGTGTTTCCTTTATGTCAGTCAGTGCATTAGTTGCTGTACTCGGTTCAGTCATAGGAACACTTTACATGGGCTTTGTAATGTACCAAAAGATTGAAGAAGTTGCAGGACTTGACGTTGGTGCATTTGAACAGAGAATGGAAATCATCGAAACAAAACTTGATGATGCTATAGACTATACACGAGATATTAAAACAGGTCTCCGTGATGATATCTTACAGATTGAAAAGCAAGTCGATAGAATGGAAGACAAAGTAACCAAGTCTGAGGAAGATGTGCGAGTTGTAATTCAAAACGCTGAAGAGAGATTTGAAAACAAACGAGACTCTTTACAAAACGACTACGACCAGAAAGCAAATCGTCTTGCAGAAACTAATACAAATAGAATTGACGACATGAACGACAAAATGGAACGTGATATGAAAGAACTGGAAGACCGAATTGGAAAGAAACTGCAACGGGCATTAGATAACCCATTAGCAAACTAAAAAAGGGGGACATTAAGTCCCCCTTTTCATTTCTTGTTATTATTCTTATTCAGGTTTAGTTGATACAAAAGCGTACAAGTCTTTCGCCTTTGCCATCATATCTTCAAGTGTATATGGTACTAGTGCTTTCTGCATCTCTTCAGCAGATAGTTTGTTTTGCTCAAACGCCTGACGAGCAAACTCTGCATTAAGAGTCCATGTTTGGTCCATATAGTCTTTTGCCATCTGGAGCATTTCTGCACGGATTTCGAACGGATTTTTATTTGACATAGTAATCTCCTTTGTGTGTGTTATGTCTGTATGTCGATAAACTAACCGTGGTCTATCACGCACTTATTAGGTAGTGACCCCTCAATACTACTTATATGTCTTCCACTCCATGAATCCCAAAAGTTTCTTTGAAGAAATAATTTCAAAGAATGTCTTTGCTTCTGGATTATTAATCTTAGAGTATTTAACTTCGATATGTGAGAACAATGGACGATAGTGCATTGTCTTATCGCTTGGTACTAATTGCAACTGACCAGTGGTTACCATATCACCCTTTTCAGTATCACCAATTCGAATAGGATTCATAAACTTATCCTCTTCTGGTGTAACTGCAAGAGCATCCAACATGGCAGTTGGGTCTGTACATGCTTTAATATTCTTACGAGCAATTTCTAATCTTGACTCACTTGACTTGCGTGAACGGGCTTTGTTCTCATCTTCAGAATCTTTCTGATATCCGAGTTGAGGCAAGAACACACCGTGGTTTGTACGAACTAGATAGTTGTCAACTGAATTCTTCATGTGTGAAACTTTTGAGATATACTCTCTGGGAGTCTCATCATTTGCATCTTTTTTCTTAACAGTGAAACCACCTTCGACAATATAACAATCAAACTCATTGAAGACTACTGTACAACCAGATAGTTCTTTTTCTACAATATGAGCGACTGCTTCTTTTGGTGTTTTGAATAGCAGTGCATCACGAATAGTCTTACCATCAGGAGACATGTAGCCGTCTTCTCTTTTGCCAGGAACAATCTTATCGCTTTCCTTCTCATCATCTTTTACAGATAATGCCGCAGACAAGATGGATACACCATACTCATTCAAGCCTTCAGTATAACGAGTAAGTTCATCGTCAATGTAAAGACGTTGAACACTTTTTCTATTTGACTGAACAATTCGAATCTTAGGCTGATAGTTTCTATCTCTATTCTTTGCCCCAACCCAACCGATTCCGTCAAAGTATTTGACTGCAATTACGCACATTCTTGTATCTCCAAACTAATGAAAATAGGTGTGCGTATTATTACGTCACCTCTTTAGTATATTTAGGTGTATTGTGTTTTGTAGAGTGGTAGGTTATTCTGTTACGAGGAAACCTACCGAAACCCTAGGTGCCTTTAATTAGGCAGCCAATGCGTATGTGTTATCATTTGCATTTATTGGTTTTGCTTGATTTACGGTCATCGCCTACCGAGTTCTCCACGTCATCTATCCCGTCTGTCGATTCCTAATTCACCCCCATCATAAAGACACTAATCTCTAAAACCTTCACCTTTTAACAGGTGACTAAATCTGTGTGCAAAAATTACATAAAGAAGTTTAATAAAACTATCTTCGGT